TTACCTTTGCACTGTAGAAGCTACAGACTTATCAACAGTATTCGGTAGACCAAGTTTCGGTCCCGAAGAAGCTGTACCACCAAAATATGAAAATTTAAAAGTCATAATGATTGGTCAAAAACCTGATTGTTCAGGTTATATGCTATTGTCGGATACAGTTGTGGAAGAATTCACACAACAAACTTCTGTACCTGAGGGATATGATTTCATCTTTAGACAAGAATGGGGTCTAAGAATCACCGAAGAAATCATTCATCGTGTGATTGACACTCTGAGAGCAGAAACATATCCACCTATGGCTGATTACTTAGACGCAAAAGTCAAAGGTGACGCTGTTCAGGAACAAACATACCTTGATGCTTGTTTAGCAGTCAAAGCAAAATATCCTAAATTTTCCTGGTAAAATAGAAGATGGCAACACTAAACTCAACAGGTGTATTATATCATGATGGCACACAGGTGGATAATAGTGTAACGGCAACACGTGCTATTTTTGGGTATGGAGAAAGTGCCTCTGGCGTATATGTATCAATGACCAATCTAGTTAATAACTATGGAGGTGTTGCAACAGATACAACTGGTGTTGGTACCGCAAGATCAAAGTTGGCGGCCGCCGGATATGGCGGCGATAAAGCCATCTTTGGATATGGCGGCGCTGGTACAGGTCTTCTTGATACTAATATAACCAATTTAGTATCAAATTTAGGCGTAGTTGCAAACGATGTTTCTGGTATTGGAACTCAGCGATATCTCTTGGCTGCTGCCGGTTATGGTGGTGATAAAGCAATCTTTGGATACGGGTTAAATAATCCTGGAACAATGTTTTCATTGACCAACCTTGTATCTAATACTGGTGTAGTTGGTTCTGATGTTACTGGTGTTGGAACTACTAGATATTTTCTAGCAGCAGCCGGTTACGGTGGAGATAAAGCTATCTTTGGATATGGAAGTATTTCCGGTGGATACGTATCATTAACCAACTTAGTATCCAACACCGGTGTCGTGGCTTCTGATGTTACTGGTGTCGGCACAGAAAGATATTCATTGGCGGCCGCCGGCTATGGTGTTGATAAAGCTATTTTTGGATATGGGTATACAACAGTTAATCTCAATATAACCAATTTAGTATCAAACCTTGGTGTTGTGTCTGCTGATGTTACTATCGCTACAAGTAGACGAGGACTTGCGGCCGCTGGTTACGGTGGAGATAAAGCTATTTTTGGATATGGTTACAACGTAGGCAGAACAAATACGACTACTTTAGTATCAAATCTTGGTGTTGTGTCTGCTGCTGTTACTGGTATTGGAACTGCTAGAGATCCCGCAGCAGCATCATACAGTTCATAAGGATAAAGAATGCCAGTAAGTTTAACAAGTCAAGGTGTACAATACTCGAACAGTTCAGTGAGAACTTCTGGTAAGTGGGCGACTCGTGCAATTTTTGGGTATGGGTATACGATATTCACTGTATCCATAACCAACAAAGTGAACAATTATGGTGGTGTTGCAACAGATACTACAGGTGTCGGAACAGAACGTTCTGGACTTGCCGCCGCAGGTTATGGTGGTGATAAAGCCATTTTTGGATACGGTGGTGCTCCAGGTTATGTGAATATGACCAACCTAGTATCAAACTTAGGTGTTGTTGGATCAGATGTTACTGGTGTTGGAAGTTCTAGAGCGGGTCTTGCAGCGGCAGGTTATGGTGGTGATAAAGCCATTTTTGGATATGGATATAATGGTACTAGATTATCAATGACCAATTTAGTATCAAACTTAGGTGTTGTTGGTACTGATGTAACCGGTGTTGGAACTGCTAGAAACAGCCTGGCGGCCGCTGGATATGGTGGTGATAAAGCTATCTTTGGCTATGGATTTACTACCGTTGTTGTATCAATGACCAATTTAGTATCAAACTTAGGTGTTGTTGGTACTGATGTAACCGGTGTTGGTACTGCTAGATACCTTCTTGCGGCAGCTGGTTATGGTGGTGATAAAGCAATTTTTGGATATGGTTACGGTGATACTGGCCAGCCGGAAGGTGATGTATCAATAACCAACTTAGTAACCAATACTGGTGTTGTTGGTTCCGATGTTACTGGTGTTGGATCTAATCGATATTACTTGGCTGCTGCCGGTTATGGTGGTGATAAAGCAATCTTTGGATATGGCACCAGCTCCGGGGGAGGAAACATATCATTTACCAATAAAGTATCAAACCTTGGTGTTGTTGCAACGAATACTGTCGGTGTTGGTACAGCTAGATATGCTTTAGCGGCCGCATCATACAGCTCCTAATTTTATATTTACCAAAAGACCTATTGCCAACAGTGCAATAATCTGATATAATAGAAGAAATGATAGTAAACTGAGTATTTGAAAAGATGGCGACACCCGGGTTCGAATCCCGGCATCTCCACCAAAATAATTTTATGAAATATCTTTTACTTTTAATAGTGGCATTCGGATTAAGTTTAGTCCTGATACCTGCTATAGGAATTATAATTGGTGTTTTAACAAAGTTATTTTGATGGGGATGACTATAGGAAATCGACCGACATACAAGTATAATATTTGGCTATCCGACACAGAGAGTCGTTAAAAGTAAAACAAAGTAAAAGCAAACGATGAAAAGTTCGCATTAGCAGCCTAAACGCCGCTTAGGGTTTTTGGCAGTTTATCCTCGTAACAGAATTAAACTGCCACATCAATCGAAAGGAAAACATGCAAAGTAAACCAATACTTTTAAGCATATTATTTTCCGCATTAATCGTTAGTTTGTCATTAGTGAATGTAAATCTTTACAATTTACCTTTCAAAGTTGGTTACAGTTCCTTGGATAAGGAAACGCAGAAACAAGTAACCTGTTTGGCAGACAACATTTATTTTGAAGCCGCACATGAACCGCTAGATGGTAAGAGAGCCGTTGCTTTCGTTACTATTAATCGAGTGCTAACCGGCAATTATAAAGACGATATATGTGGAGTAGTCTATCAAAAGACTGGCGGCACGTGCCAATTCTCATGGTATTGTGACTCAAAAGTTACCAGTAAAAGGTTGACAGTTCGAGACACAATGTTGTATAATGAGATTCGTGACATTGCAGTTAACATGCTCATCAACTTTGAACGTCAAGAAGATGTTACAGGTGGTGCAACATATTATCATGCAGATTACGTCAACCCAGGTTGGAAGTTACAAAAGGTAGTGAAGATTGGAAGACATATCTTTTACCGTAGTAACAAAGACCAAATTGATAAAAACAAAGGATTTATTTAATGCAAAAAGAAATTATCACAGTAATCGTCTGTATTACAGTTGCAGTGTGTTCATCAATTGCCGCATTTACGATATACAATATCAATGACAGAAACAACATGTCAAAAAATATTGAATCGGCTATTCAAAAAGGTATTGATCCAATCTCTGTAAAATGTGCATATGAGACAAACACTAATGCTGTTTGCATTGCATATTCAATGGGTAAGAAATAATGGCTACGAAAGAGGAACAACGGAAGTTTTCTTTAATCATTGAGGAGATGGTGTCAGTTAAAAGAATGACATATCTTGATGCCATTTTACTTCATTGCGAAGAAACTGGTTTTGAAGTTGAGATTGCCGCAACACTTCTTACTGCACCACTCAAATCAAAAATCAATGAAGAAGCCCAAGCCTCTAATATGATTAAGAAAGTGAATAAGTTACCTATATGAATGAAGCCGGTGGTTTTGAAGCGTATGCATTGTTTCATGCATTGAAACTACATTTCACTTCAAAGTATGATTATGTGAAGTATTCTGGTAAGACAAACGTGTCTAAGGACCAATTCATGCTACGTAAGGACAAGTTTCAATTTTATAAACTGTCCAGAAAATACAAGCGTGAGGAACTCTTTGGTTTCTTTGTTGCCAATATGCTTGTGAATCCGAAGATTTGGGTCGGTGACCTCCTCTCTGAAGATGCGGAGTCCGAATACAAAGTATGGCAAAAAACACAACAATCACTCTCATATGTTTTTGAACAAGATATACAGAGAGTGTTTGATATGGTAAACAATCCGGAAGAATTACTAAAAGTAGTTGACGGGCAGTATCCGCTGTTGTATAATCTTTATATGCAGGGGAAGATAGCTAAAGAGACTTTAATTATCTTAAATGAAATATTAAACTTCTTGCCGATGTGGGTTAAAAAAGTTGATGATGACCTTATCTTTCCAGAATTCGTTAAGAGTTGTGAAAAGTATAAGCCGTTTCTAAACTTTGACAAACAAAAAATGATTACAATACTAAAGAAAAACTTGAATCAGGTTACAACATGAAAATTGAAACAATATACATTGATATGGATGGCGTAATCGTTGATTTCGAAAAAGGTTATGTCCAGAAATTTGGTGTCACACCTCAAAGTACCCGAGAAAACAAAAACTTTGCAAATCGTTTTGAAATCTTTATTGATGATGGTGAATTCAGCAAACTCGATCCGATGCCAGATGCAAATTTACTGTTTACGTTTTTGAATTCTCTTTCAGTGCCTAAAGAAATTCTATCATCCACTGCGGCACCACATTGGCATAACCGTGTCGCAACACAAAAACAAATGTGGCTACTCAAGCACAACATTCACTATAAAGCAAACCTTGTGCCAGGTAAAGACCTGAAACACAGGTACGCTACTCCAAATTCCATAATCATTGATGACACTAAATCTGTTATTGATGATTGGAACAAAGCCGGTGGTATAGGTATACTTCACACTGATGCAGTGTCTACCATCGGAATGCTGAAGATGTATCTTTGATTTCGCCTATATACTTCATACATTATGAAATATGTGGATAAAACACTATACATTTAATACAACGTTTATACAAGGAAAAATACTATGTCCTCATTCGCAAATCTCAAGAGTGCTTCTAGCAACCTAGACAAACTCGCCAAGGCTATTGAAAAACTCAACTCAGCCGAAACTCCCACCAAAGAAGATAATTTCTGGAAACCCGAAGTCGATAAGGCTGGTAACGGGTATGCAGTTATTCGTTTCCTCCCACAACCCGCAGTTGATGGTGATGATGCGCTTCCTTGGGTTAAAGTATTCAACCACGGATTCCAGGGTCCTGGCGGTTGGTACATCGAAAACTCCCTCACAACTCTTGGTCAAAAAGATCCAGTCTCTGAGTACAATACACAACTCTGGAATTCTGGTATCGAAGCAAACAAGGAAGTTGCACGTAAACAGAAGCGCCGTTTGTCCTACATGGCGAACATCTACGTTGTTGAAGATTCTAAGAATCCACAGAACGAAGGTAAAGTGTTCCTTTACAAGTTTGGTAAGAAAATCTTTGACAAGATTAACGAAGCAATGAATCCAGCTTTCGAAGATGAAAAGCCATTGAACCCATTCGATATGTGGGCTGGTGCAAACTTCAAACTGAAGATTCGTAAAGTCGAAGGTTATCAGAACTACGACAAGTCTGAGTTTGAATCTCCATCAGCATTGTTGAATGATGATGACAAGCTAGAAGCAATCTGGAAGAAAGAATACTCTCTTAAAGAGTTCCTTGCACCAGAAAACTTCAAGTCTTATGATGAGTTGAAGGCTCGCCTTGATAAGGTTCTGGGTGTCGATGGTGCTCCTATTGCGGCAAAGACAACTGTTGAGCAAGCAAGAGCAATGCCACGTAAACCAGCACCAGCAATGGAAGATGCTTCTGTAGTTGATGATGAT